TAATTTTTTATGTTCCCATTCTTCGTCTGCTTTTGCACGAGCAACTTCACGTGCTTCTTCACATGGTGTGCAATATGTATGCACCCAACCGCCACCGCGGCGCTCACCAACGTTACCACAGCTTTCGCAGGTGACACCAGTTAGGCTTTCTGCCAACGATACCATACCATCAATGTAGTCATCTCCACCTGAGTAATAAAATCTCAGTGTACCAAACTTTTCTTTGACTTGGTCCAAGGTCACTTGCGGAATTGATTTGGGAACTTCTCTAAAGTCTCCAGCAACAATTTCTGCCAGTCGTTTTTCTTTATAATGGTCATTGGGCAACGCCTTCATGTCTTCTTCAAACAGTTCAAAATTGCCGGCCTTTGCCTGTGTGGCCATCTCGTTGTACTTGATAGCCCAGTTACGCTGTTTTTCCTTCCAATCAATGTGATGCTGAATACTGCCCATGAGCTGATCCAAAATATTGAACCAACCATCGCCACATTCAAAGCCCCAACACATACAAGTTTCTTGCATGTTCTTGTTGCGGTTCACCATCATTTTTGGATACTTCTCGCACAACAATTTGTCTAGTTCTTGTTTCATTTTATCTCATCCGATGTTTCTGGAAAATGACTGATAATCAAATCCAGTGCCGCAATAGTTTGAATGTTAAGTCCTACATCTTCTGGGTGTAGCCAGTAGCCGGTAGGATTAGCATCGCTTTTAGGATTCTTCTTCCACTGCTTGATTTCTTTCTTAAGATACGCACGATAGTCTTTTAGATTCATACTAGTAATGCGATCCGCAGTTTCACCATCGATCCATTGATACTTCTTGTGTTTTTCTTTAGTCATAGTCTACTCCTGGCATTTTCTTTTTACCTTCCCAATGATCTCGAGTCACACACAGTCCCTTATGTCGTACACGCATTGGATGATCCAAATTAGGTAGTTGTACTCGTACTGCTTCACACGATTTCTTGGATTCGAATCCCACGGTATCCTTACCCATAAAGTCTCCAGCAGGGCTATACATAGCAATAATCAAAATCCAAGAGTAAGACATGTTAATAAGTTTCTTTCACAATTTTATATTCTGTTGTTGGATACTTTGCTTTAAATTCTTCAGTTTTAACAAAATCATTATAATGCTGTGCGTTAAAAAACATACGATGAAATACTGTTTTATGATCCAGTGTGGTCACTGTAAGATAAATTGATTTTGCTTTACCTGCCATTTATTGTACCGCCTTTACATAGTGTAGTCTAGTCACATCATTTTGATGTTTCCAGTGTTTGTTACAATCTTTAACTTTGGCTTTGACTACAACAGCTGGGCCTAGTTTAAGATCCGTTTTGTTCATCCAAGATACCATCTTATTGTTTATTATAGCATCTATGTTCCAGCCTTCAAAGTTTTTTGACTTAACTGAGGAAATAATTTCTGCATCTAAATCTTTGATGGTGCTACCAATTTCTGCCAAATAACCTTCTTCGACAGCTCTTGCGGCTTTTTTAACTTTAGTTTGAACAACATCTCTCGCATATACGCTGGGCAAACAACCAACATAACCAAACTTGTTAGTAGCAACTAACTCGGAACTGAGAATAGCATTTATATTAGTTTGAAAATCGTTTTCGCCTTCGATAGCACTAAACATGAATTTACGAAAGTGTCGTTTGATTTCTTCTGCTTGTGCAACATCTTCGGGTAGTATCCTTAGAGGCATTGGAGCATCTTTTGGATCGGCAGTCCAGTTTGTAGGGATGAGAGTACACAACATTAACATTTTGTTGGTCTTTTTAGAGTACATAAAGACACCGTCTTCAGCCCAGACGTTTTCTGCTTCTTTAATGTAAGCACCGTTGATGCGTTGTGCCGCACAGGCTAGCTCTAGAACCTGTTGCGTAGGAAACTCTTTATTAGCCATTTCGCTCTCTGTGTGTAGTTGCTATACTTTGTATTTTACAGGAAAACTGCATCCGTGTCAATCTTTTGTAGACGTACATATACCTTTTTGGTTAACTTTTTGAGTAATGGATTGTCAATTGATCCAAACTGTCCAAAGTATGCCGCTAAGTTTGGACTAACATACCTGCCATTAAACTTCAATCTGGCAAGGGCCGATGCTTTACTCATTAATCTCAATGCTCTAAATTTTCCCAAAGTACGGCAAAGTTCGATTGCAATGCTAAGTGCATAAGCATCAAGTTCGTCATCTTCTGCAAGATATTCTTTGTAAGGGGATTTAACATTTTCAGCGTATACGTTATACTTACGTTTTATGCTTTGGCGTTGATGTTTGTATTCGTGTACAGTGGCATCAAATATTTGTATTAAAAATTCTGTAGTATGCTTTTGATCCCATATTGCAGATTTTTCAAAATTGTGATGTACTACTACTTCAATTGGAGTTTCTTTATTTCGATCGTCTTCGGCATCGTAGTATGCGTTGACATAAAATTCTACAGGACCTAGTCCTTTATCTCTATCGGATTTTATTTTAAGATCAAATCCACGTCCACGAAACTCTCTACGTAGCATGGTCAACAGGTTTTGAAAACTTACACCATGTTTGCTGTTATGTCTAACTTGATTGCAAACAGAAGATACCGTTTCCATTACTGTGTTCATTTTATAACCTATATGTTACACGACCTTTTGATAAGTCGTAAGTGCTCATTTCCACTCGGACCTTATCGCCCAAAATAATTTTAATTTTGTGTTGTTTTAGCCTGCCACCCAAGTAGGCCAATATGATATGCTGGTTATCGTCCAGCTGTACCCTATACATATTGCCAGGCAATACCTCAGTGACTTGCCCAGTCAGTTCCAGTAAATCGTCCTTACTCATGCTTTGCTAATGATCATCTTTCCATCTTCTACTTGAATATTAAGTGTGTCGCCTTCTACCCAACCCTGTGCTTCGCAAATTTCTGGAGGAAGTTTCATAATGACATTATCTGGATCTCCAGGAATGTCTTCAAAAAGTTCTTCAGCTGTAAATGTTAATGTTGTCATTTGGTTCCAATTATCATAAATCGTTTGTATAACTGTAGTTGCAGTTCACCTTGCCACAGTATTTTTATTTTACACTGTTCTGCAAAATCGTCAACCGACTCGGCAAGCCTAACATGTTCTGCTATCTTGTAGTTATTACTTTGTAGTACTAGCAAACTATTTATTGGCATTCGTTCTAACCAAATATTATATTGCTCTTGGGTGATATGTTCACAACTTGTATTAACAATAACATCACCATGAACTGGAACTGTACACATGTCGTGAGTAATTGCTTTAAACTTGCCGTCCTGTTCTTCTATCTTATTCATCATGGTAGCAACGTGTTGGCATAGTGGATCGATGTCTACACTGGCAATATAGCGAGCAGGTATTTTACTTTGAAATATCATACTGGCCAGTACACCTACCCAACCACCGTGTATTTCTATACGGCTAGGTTTAGTTACAAATGGCTCTAGATTATCTATAAGCCATTCTTTGCTTTTCATTTGCCCACTCCAAAACGCATCGAGTGTACGCATTGGGTTATTGCTTTCACGGATAGCGTTCATCCAAAAATGTAAATGTTCAGTATCAATCTTCATCGTCACTCCAGGGTACTGGCCTCCACCCTAATCGGTTTAAATCCAATTCAATTTCTTCAGTAATAGTACCTTCTGGTACATAATTGCGTCCATCGGAGATGTCTGGGATAGCACCTGTTAAGCCGTTACCTAATTCTTCGTTGCCAATACCACTACAGTACCAATCAATGTAGTCGCCTTGTTCACGCATGTCAGCAACAATACCGCCACTATGACGCCAACTGGCACTCCAAACTTCGCCTTTCATCTCTTGCCAAAACTCTCTGCTTTGCCATTGCATATTACACATAGCCGCATACAAGTTTTGAGCATAGTTGTCCGACTGCTTGGTTTTGTCGCACAGTTCTTTACTGCTACGGAGATCATACTCCATGTTGTTCTTTTGCCAAGCTGGATCGTGGATCTTGTTAGCATCGTCAATCTTAATCTGTTCCCACATGTCGATGTAGGCTTGGTTAGGTTCTTCACCCGCTTCTTCTGCCCGCCGTATTGCGCCTTCCTTTTGGAAAGTGTGTCGTTCAGGACTACTTGCTACTTTTTTCATTTATGCCAATGACCTTGAATACAATGTAATACTTCGTGTGCCAAACTTTCTGGCAATACTTTACGTGCTGTAATAATTAGGCAAGTGTCGTTAGTCCAAAAACTACAAGCTCGACTGGGTTGTTGAAAAGTTGGATTGCCTAATTTTTTTCTGTAAGCATTACAAGTTTCAGACACATTGTCAGATTGTTCAAATGTAATGGTAGTCTTGTTAGTAAAATTCTTGCTCGTATCAATCACACCCATTTCTTGTCCAGATGCCATATTTGAAACAACTAACAAGCCTAAAAATAACCTTTTCATATAATGCCTTTCTGTGCCTAAATTAAAAATGGTGTAGACGGCAGGATTCGAACCTGCAAAGCATGACTAAGTCACAAGCCCTGTCCCTCCGTTCAGCTGGGGGTCAGCTTACTTGGAGGAGGTATACCATGTTCCACTCACGTCTACCTTGTTAGTATACTATCGATTGTAAATACTGTCAATGACATTTACAACCATTCCTTTTCAAAATATTGTTGCTTTTGGGCAACAAACGATGCTGGATCGTCCATTATTTAACATAAGTTGGATACTTGGCAGATTTTGTAATTATAAATGTAGCTATTGCTGGCCTTACGCCCGTAGTGATAAATTGGATTATCAAACATTAGAAGTTTATAAGACTACTATCGATGAAATCAAACGTCAAGCTCGTTTGAACGGATTCACTCAATTTCATTGGAGTTTCAGTGGCGGCGAACCAACTGCTTACAAACAGTTAACCGATTTGGTAAAACACCTAGATGAAACCAAAAGTTCTTATCAAAGTATCCATATGACTACTAATTTGAGTCCTGGCTCCGCATGGTGGAATACGTGGTGTCGCAATACAGAATTGTTACAACGCAGAAGTATTACAGCCAGCTTTCACGCAGAGTTTGCCCGAGAGCAAGAGTTTGGTGACAAGTGTTTACAACTAATGCATGAGCGTGTTCATGTGACGGTTAATCAAGTGATGGTTCCTGAACTATTTTTTGAAACACTTGAACGATGCGAACGATTTCGTACTCGCGGAATTAATGTAACTCTTAAACCACAGAGTAACGATACTGCCACTGCTATTGTAGAAGGTTACACTCCTGAGATGATCGCTATAATGCAAAATGATTTCGAACAGCAGGAAGGTTTTCAGATTAGACTAACTGACGGAACACAGGATTATTACATCGATCAAGCAGAACGATTCAACGCACTAGGGTTTAATAGTTTTACCAATTGGACTTGCAATGCCGGCTATCAAAGTGTTATAATAAAAGGTACTGAAGTTAAACGTGCCTACAGTTGTAAAGAAAACAATATAGGAAATATTCTTACAGGGTTTGATTTATTCAAAGAACCTAAAATATGTATTACTCCTAGATGTGTTAGTTCAGCAGACTCAAAAGTGCCAAAATGCAAATAGGAGTAAGCAAATGCAAGAACGTGTAATATTAGATTTGCCAAGAATTAGTGTATTCGAAGATGTTGTGCCATTAGATGTATGCGATGCCATAGTTGCCAAATACAAAGATGCAATGAATCCCAATGCTGGTATAGAAAGTCGTGAGCAGACTTATGGACAGATTACAGAAGAGGTAGAACAACGTAGTATTAGTTGGGATACTGATCCTGCTGACAGGCAGTATTTTAAAAGTTTGTTAGCTACTACGGTAGGCATTCCTGAAAGTCATGTAGAAGCTGGCGACATTTATTTTTATGAAACAGGACAATACTTTGGATTGCATCACGATTATCCATACAACCCTAAAGTAGTACCTTATTACAGTCTAGGCGGCGACCGCAAGGCAACTGCTATTTTTTGGTTCAACGATGATTATATAGGCGGACGCTGTACATGGCCCAGCTTGGGTGTTACTGTAGAACCTAAGAAAGGCGGAGTTATGTATTTCGAATACGACTACCCAGACGAAACTATAAACGAGTCAACTATACACGAGTCATTGCCTGTCACTGAAGGACAAAAGTGGATTGCGGCATTTTTTATGAGTAATGGGCCGAGAGTAGAATGAATATAACAAACTGGACACCTTTTTACAAATATGATAATGACGGCAAACCTAATTGCATGTCACAGCAAACCTACGAGCCGTTAATAAGCCCCGATGGTAAAATATTTTGTGCTAATTATGACTGGCAAAATAATTATCAACGTATATGGCAACCCGATCGTGAAGGTTATACACAAGAAGTAGTTGAATATTTTTTTAACAAAGAAGTAGAATATGCTAGCCGTTTTAAAGACAAACCATATAGCCCAGACATAGTTGATATAGATTATGCTAACAAACGCATATTTTATAATTGGGGCACTAGTTGCAATGCACTCTTATACGGCAATAAGGGCGATATGCCTATGCATTGGCGAGAGCAAGTTTTTAATATGCTACTAGACGCATATAATAACGGAGTCTATAAACTTACAATGTATCCTCATTGTTTTTATGTTGACTACGGAGATCAGTTGCGTACAATTGATTGGTACGGATGTGTCGAAATAGCAGATCCTTTCATTGAGGCCAAGTACATGGACGGTATCATACACGATACTGCTCAATCTCGTCTTGATGAAACAGGCGACTTAGTTGACGGCAAATATAATATGGAACTTATGTTTAAAGGATCTTTAGGTACGCATGTATTATGGGGAAGTGAAAACATGCAATGGATTTATAGAGAAATATTTAATGGCTAAACTAGTAGGATCTACTGAAGGTTTAATTAGTTGGGATAAGGTCATTGCTGACATTCAGCACCACATTGGCGATTACAATACTGTTACCACTGTTGTTGATCGTAGTGAAGGACAGCATAAACAAGACGATAAAAAGCTATCTCAATATAGAGAAATAATCGATACATGGACTAATGCTGGTTACGATTTATCAAAAATTGAATGGTGGGATTTTTATCCGGGCGAACATTTTGACATAGAAGTACAAAATATATTTGAAAAAATGTTTAACATCATTCCGCGCCGGGTGTTTATTAGTAAAGTACTCCCAGGTACTAATGTTCCTTATCACTGGGATGTGGAAGACAAGGAAGATAAATGGTTAGATGAAGGCGGATTGGTCAGATATGTTTGTTTTATAGACGAACCTAAATTTGGTCATGTATTAATCTTAGAAGACGAATGTTTTTATAATATAGAAAAACACAGCATATTTAAATGGGATTATTATAGATCCTATCACGCCGGAACTAACTGTGGCACAGAGCCTTACTATTTGTTTCATTTTTTGGGAACACCTAAATGATAGAGTACATTGGTATATCTCCTTTTAACTGGCAAGAATTAATTGGCGAGTTACAAAATCAAATTCCTATAATTGGGCCCAAGCATACACCGGACGATAACATAAAAGGTCTTGACGAAGTTACTTCAATGTGGGATAAGGCTGGATATTACAAGCGCGGCACTGTTGGGTGGGATATGTTTTATCCCGGGGAGCATTTTGATTATAAGATTGCAGAACAATTTGCCGAATGGTCAAACTTAAAATCATTTACTAATGCATGGATTAGTCGTATACATCCTGGGTTCTTTGCTCCAATACACTGGGATGTACAAGACAACGAACCATTACCTGATACTGTACGCTATCATGTACATATGAGCAAACCACAGTTTGGACATATCTTTATAGCCGAGGATGCTTGTTTATATAATCAACAACAAGGCGCCACTTACAAGTGGACTAGCCGAAAAGCGTGGCATGCTGGAACTAACTGTGGTATTGCGCCAAAATATATTTTTAACATTTGGTAATCTAATGTACCCTATTACAGATCTTCATATAGAGCTCACTGACAAATGTCAAGCCAGTTGTCCTATGTGCGGTCGAAATAAGAATGGCGGCGCTGAACGTCCTTTTGTAGGACAGCACGAAATAACGCTGGCAAAGTTTCAACAATGGTTTAATCCCACGTGGCTAGCCAAGTTAGATAATTTCTATGCGTGTGGCAATTATGGTGATCCTATCATAGCACAAGATTGTTATGAAATATTTGAATATGTCAGGGAAGTAAATCCTATAACTAGATTATCGATACATACTAATGGTAGCGCACGATCCATGGCATGGTGGACAAAGTTGGCTAAATTGGATATTGAAGTTAGCTTTGGTATTGACGGATTTGCTGAAAGCCATGTTAAATATAGACGCGGCACAGACTGGCATAAAATTATTGATAACATGACAGCGTTTATACAAGCTGGCGGAACAGCCATTGTTGATTGTCTAGTGTTCAAACATAACGAACACGAAGTTGAAGAGTTTCAAAACGCTATGGTAGCGTTGGGTGTATCTAAAGTTAATTTTAAATATACCAGCAGATTTTATGATATGGATAGTTTTCCAGTTGAAGATAAAACGGGCATCATTGAGTACTCCTTGTATCCTAGTACAGAAAAGAAAGTGTCATTTATAAAACTTGAAGATATTAAACGTGATATCAATGTGTGGAAAGAACAAGTTGTAAAGGCAACTATTAAACCCAAGTGTGTACAAAAGAATGAAATTTATGTAGATACTCGGGGTAATGTATTTCCTTGCTGTTGGGTAGGTTTTGATTGGTTGGAAACTCCACTAGAAGAAACACTAACAGTTCATACGTTACGAAATCAAATGATACAAAATACTAAAGATAAATTTAGTACGGTGGGAATTTTTAATCTTAGTAAAAATATTATTGAAGATTTAACATGGCGTGATTTAGAAGGGTTATGGCACACTGAGGATAAACCCTGGGTGTGTGTTAAAAATTGTAATGAATAAAATTAAACAATGGCAAGATAAAATAGAAATACTAGCAGGAAGTAAGACTTTCTGCGTACTGCCATGGATACACTTTGCCACTCGTCCTAACGGCGACATGCGATTATGCTGTAATGCTAACAGTAGCGGAGCAGGTACTGATCATGAAATTGGTCTAGTAAAAAATGAAACAGGTCGACCCGCAAACTTTGGTCGTGAAACTCCTATGAGTGCTTGGAATAATGAGTACATGAAAGATGTACGTTTGACTATGTTGGAAGGAAAAATTCCGGCTAGTTGTGCTAAGTGCCATAAAGAAGAATTTAACGGGGTGGCCAGCAAGCGCATTTGGGAAACCGGTACATGGGTTGAAGATGGTATCGATTTGCCTGAGCTTATAAAACAAACTGAAGAAGATGGTACAGTTCCTGAGACGCTAGTTTATCTAGACTTACGTTTAGGACATACTTGTAACTTAAAATGTATTATGTGTAGCCCGCATGACAGTAGCATGTGGGTGGCGGATCACAAGAAAGTATATCCTATATTTCAAGCTAAAGAACTCAAAGAACAGATGGCATGGAATAGCGATACGTTTGACAATTACTGGTATGAGAATCCAGACTTCTGGAAAGAGATGTATGCACAGATTCCTAATCTTAAACAAGTGTACTTTGCTGGCGGAGAACCTTTGCTTATCAAGGAGCATAAATTGTTCCTTGAAGAAATTATTAGACAAGGTTACGCAGACAAGATCCTTGTACGCTACAACACAAATGGGCTATTGGTAAATGACGAAATTATTGAACTATGGAAAAAATTCAAAAAAGTTAAAGTGGGTTTTAGTATTGATGCTATAGGTGACCGTAATTACTATATACGCTATCCTAGTGATTGGGCTATTATCGAACGTAATCTTCACAAGCTAGATAGCACTCCTGACAACATACAAGTTAGTATTGCCACAGCTATACAGATACTAAACATCAAACACTTGCCTGAATTGGCCAAGTGGAAGATACAGCAGAATTTTAAGAAAGTAAACTTTGAAAATATCACAGGCGGAATACAAGCTGGCGGCGGGATCGTTAATATGCATTTGTTGTATATTCCAACATTCTTAAGTATTAGATGTTTGCCAGAATATGACAAAGAACAAGTGCGTAAGAGCTTTGCAGATCTTGCTACATGGCTGTATGCTAACTATAGACAAGATGAAGATTTTTGGAAACAAAATCCTTATGGTTGGAAACGTTGGCAAGCAATATTAGACTTTATGGATGCTGAAGATCATACCGCACAATTGCCTGCATTTGTAGAATATATTGAAAAGATGGAAACTATACGTGGTACAGATTTTATTAAGACGTTCCCTGAGCTAGCACATTTGCTACAGTCCCAAGTCTAATATAGGAATAATAGTTGTAGCAGTCCATAAGTCTTTAAAGTCGGCAAACTCTTTTGCTTTAGGTACACACATACCGCATCCACAGCGTAGGTTAGGACATACGATAGGGGCAATTGTTTCTTGCCCTAGCATAGCGTATGTTTTATGTAGTATGCTAGTGGTGTCTTTTAAGTTACCAATAGGGCCGCGACCTTCGTGTGTTGCTTGGCACGTTTGATGATGATACACATTTCCGTTTTGTTGTTCAATATGTAAGAAGTACCAGTTAACAGTACAGTACCAATCTTTAAACCAGTTGTCTACTAATTTAACATCTTGCCATACACCGTCTACTTTGCCTGTAGTACAACGTCCACCGCAACAAGCACGACCAACGTTGGTGCCTTCTTGTGAATTACTAGCAGGACGTTCACGACCCATAAATTTAAAGAACCAGTCTTGCTGTTCTGTAGTATATTCATGGCTAGTTCTGCGATTAGTACCATCGGCATCTTGGAACCACCCTTTACGTACTGTAACTCCGTCACCAACAGGAACAGGATTTACCATTACACCTTTTTCTTTAAGCATATTGCATAAATTAGTTGCTTCGTCAAAGTGATCACAATGTAACATTACGTTTGCTTGAACACGCAAGCCTCGTTCTTTCAATGCTAGAATATTAGCAACTGTACGTGTCTTTAAATGTTCTTCAGCTTCAGCATGCCAGCTAATAGTAACATAAGAAAAATGTTCAGCAATACGTTCTGTAAATGTCGGGCCCCATGTACCGTTAGTTGTAAGTGCTAGATGGAATCCGTCAAACTGTTTAATGTATTCAAGTAATGGCCAAAATGCAGGATTAGCAGTTGGCTCGCCACCTGTAAAGTCCATACTAGTGTGTAATTTGTCAGTACGTTTAGAGTTGTACAAGTTTACATATTCTCGTATAAAATCAAATGTTTGTTTTAGTTCTTCAAACTCTGGCATCTTGCTAGTATTGTCGTGGCGAGTACTTTCGCAGTATGTACAATCTAAATTACATCTGCGAAGCATTTCCCATGTAACCATCATGGGCTCGGGATTACGTAAGTTAATTGCTGTTGTTTGCATGTTTTGTTATTGGAATGTCTGCCGCGCAGGTACAGAAATTTCTATCGCATCTAACGGGTTCGCTAGGAGCAACAAACGTATCTTCGTATATGTTGCCTAGACTACCACCGACTCTACAAGTGGCGCGATGTACATCACCGTCCCAATTTATCATGAGACTTTCTATACCTGCGTTGCAAGTCCAACCTTTAAATTTATTTTGATGATTCTTGATCATGTCGTTGGCGTGATAATGTAATTGTGCGTATTCGTTATCTAACCATACTATTGTATTTTTTTCTACAGTGGCTTCTTGTTCTTTAAGCCATTCTAAATCATTTAAGTTATACCGCATATCATCGAACAAATCGTGATCACCTTCAGTCCATCGTATACGTCTTACTGTATTGGGAATATGTGCTAACAAGCACCTAGCACGTAATTCTAATACAGCATCCATATAATCGTGATGTGCCATGATCTGTGCAATAACTTTTTTGTTTGTTAAATCTACAACACTTTCTACAGTATTGAAAACACGTTTCCAATCAAATTCTAAGTGTATGCTGAACACAATTTGATCTGCTTCCAACGCTGAATAAAATTCATAAGGTAGTGTTCCGTTAGTTGTCACACTAATCCAAGTAACACCCTTGTGTTTACAATACTTGACTAATTCTAAAAACTTAGGATGAACACATGGTTCTCCTCCTGTAAAACTAAGACGTATGGGCTTGTCTAATGTCATTAATTTATCCACAGTTGCTTTGAGCGTTTCTATATTAGTATGCGGGCTAGAGTTATCATGAATACTAGCAGGACAATAACTACAATCATAGTTACAGCGTTTTCCAAGATTCCATTCGACTTTGATGCTTTTCTGATGTGGCCAGCGTCCTGTAATCTTAAGCATACAGTTTAAACTCCGGCATCACATCGAACAAACTTTGATTGCGTGTAGAGTCTAGTGCCAAATTAAAATCTAAAAAATCCTGCCATAAATTATTTTGATCTTTGGCTTGTAAGTAATTAATGTTGTCTTGTATTTGCTGATGAGTAACTTTACCTAATAGTGGATTTTTCTTAATTGCGTCCCATGTATCTATCTGCGATTTAACTGCTAGTAATTTTGTAATGGCTAATGCTTTTAACTCATTGGGCAATACTTGTGCTGATAAACAGTTAGGGTAACTTACACGATGGCTGTAAAATACGATACCCAAATTATTAATGAAATAATCAATACACTCCGCGGCTTGTAGTATGTTACCAGCTTGCGCTGTAAATGCGCCGACGATTCTACTAACATTTGGTATCTGTTGTATTTCTCTAATGTTAGCCTCCACTTGACGAAAATCACCGTTGCCACGAATGTAATTGTAAACATCGTGAATGCCGTCAATGCTGACATTAACGGCAACGCTTCTAAAATGTGGCCAATAGTCATATATAGTCCTTCCTCGGCTAATACCAAGTGTTGTGCCGTTTGTAGCATACTTAATTTCTATATTCTTACCATACGGTTTTAACATATCAAGTATTTTGTAGTGCTGTGGATCCATTAGTGGTTCTCCGCCAGCAAACTCTACACGTCTAAAGTGTGGCAATAACTTTTCAAAACTAGCCCACCAGTTATTACTGTCGTCAAACTCTCCGATATACTTTCCTGGTTTGTCTACAAGTTCTGTAATGGTGTGTATTAGAAAGTTTTTTTCTTTCTTGTAAAAAGGAGTTACTTTATCCCAATCAGTCCAGTTAGTACTGTCTAAAGGGTTACACATACGGCACTTTAAGTTACACAAGTTGTTAAGTTTAATTTCCATTGTAGGAAATTCAAACGGCATAATTTCTTGTAGTGGAGTATCGGGATATAAGTTAATACGTGCTTCTGGAATAACACCGTTAATGTGTCTTTGACGTAGACTTTCAACACCTTGATCTTCTAAGTCAAAGCAGGGTTTGCAAACTTCGGGCCGTTCGCCACATAGAACTTGTTTACGAACAAGTTGCATAGTTTCGTTGTTCCAAATTTCTTCTAAGGTGTTGTCTTTAATATGTCCAATCGGCGCACTACGACAGCAGACTTTAACTGCTCCGTCTTCGCGTGTTGCTAATCCCGTAAAAGGATGCATACAAAATGTTTTACTTTTCATTGATAATCTTATAAAGCTGTTCAGCGGCATGCTGATGCGATTTAATTCCAGGATGTGCGTTATCTAGTGCTAAATCTTTTTTAAACAGAATGGTCTTTTTTATTTGGTGTTTAAGTTTATTAGTGTGTATTGGTTTAGGTTCTGTAAACGTATTAACAATTCTATCAATAATATCTGTAGCGCCAAATGCTTGGAAATGATATTGTTTTAAATTTAACGAATCTAAAAATAGTTCTGCATGATGCGCATACAGTCCAGACCTTACTGATAGGTCATACTCCGAGTGTGTGTAGAACCATGCTTCTAATGTACGTCTGTCCGACCATGTGCCTACTGATATATTTTTATTCTTATCAAAAATACAATCTCTGTTAATCTGCGTCCAACCTACAACTACCAGATCGTCTTCCACAAATTGAAAGGAAAGTATAGTATGTAGTATTTCAAGATTACTAGAACCAGGGTATGCCTTGTTAACAACTTCTCTGTCTAATAAATTTGCTAACAGTTTTGGCCATGCTAAGTCACTAGGATTATCTTCAGCAAGATATTGCCCGTATGTGTAAGAACAGCCAAAAGCAATTAATCTTGGCTTAGTGCCCATACTCTCTCCTTACACCAAAAACATTCTCCGCATACAGGAACATATTGCCCAATTTGGTATGTTGTGTAGTCAATACCTTCTACAGTGCCTTCGCAACTACGGGTTATTTCAAATAAGTCCATGATGCCAAGATCCTTATACATTTTAACAATCTCTGACTTGTCTGTAAAGCGAAATGGATGATATACCATGAAGCCCATGTGTTCCATTTCTGCTAAATGTTTGTTATCGTCCGTAGGATCGATATCACGCTCGGACATACCATTGAATAGTGCTAATCTTGGGTTGCGTGTAACTCCGTTATAAAACGCATCCACATTATATGTTTTACAAATATACTCTGCGTAAGCTCTTGATTGTATGTTGTCGCCGCTTACTTGTTTTCCGTACTCATCTGTTAAATTTGGACCAACAGCACCGTATTCTAAATCAGGAGCAATAAAGTTAGTATGTCGTATAAATGTTGTGTTTTGAAATTCTTGCATTAGCCAATTACATACTGCATCAGCATTATCTTGTTGCCAAGGTTTTGTTTTCCAACAACGTATATGGTTAATAATATGTACCGTTACATCAGCATCTAATTTTTTAGATATTTGGCAAATCATATAAGCAAGTAAGGCACTATCTGCGCCGCCACTTACTGCAATAGCAACGTTTTTCCAATCGTTATTAAATGTTATATTGAGCATGATATATTTAAGCTAGTTATACTAGCACATAAATATTTCATGTATAAAAGACTGATTACCAAACAAATATGGACATGCCCGGCAGGGCTGATTGAACAGGCACTTAAAGAACATCCAGTTACGGGCGAAGGCACTGTGCTTAACGAACCAACTGGTGACTTCTTTTATGATCCATGGCAAATTAAAGACATTTACAAAGGTACACTTTGGCAAGAAGTTTTAGACTCGATGCCCATGTCAATTGGACAAGCACGTATTATTAAATTAGAACCTGGCGAAAGTTACATGGCCCATGCTGATATAGACAATCGCTGGCACCTAAACCTAACCGGCGAGCAATCATACTTGATCGATCTGGACGACGAAATCATGTACAAATGTGAGAGAGATTATCGCTGGGCTTATATGGATGCTAGTCGTATACATGCGGCCACTAATTATGGATCAGTTCCACGTTTGCAATTAGTAGTACGCGAACCATTACGCCGTAGTCGTGTACCTGTGGACTTGGTCAGTATCAGTATGGAAGCGGCTTATGAACAACACGATTTTAGATATAAATTTGATAAACAGTTTAGTCCGTTTTTAAATCGTGCTAACTGGAAATACAAATTAGCAGACTTCGCCCACACTACATTTAGTTTGACTTTTAAACTGGAACGAGAACTGTTAGAAGAATTTGAAAAATTAATTACACCGGAGTTTAAAGTTACCTATGCTTAAAGTTGGCATAACTGGAACAACTCGCGGACTTGGCAAAGCACTACACGACCACTTTGTTAATAAAGGGTGTTGGGTAATGGCTTTCAATCGAGGATCGGATGTGAGTGACGCAGTAGGTTGCGACTTGTTTATCAACAACACTTACAGCATACAAATGGATATACTCAACCAACTGTATGCAAGTGTAGGCAAGATGGTTGTCATGGGCAGTATAGTTACAGATTTTCCTGACGTAGAAATGCCAGCCTATACAGCACAAAAAACCAAACTAGAAGAACGTGTGCTAGAGCTTAATAATCCAAACATACTGCTATTAAAATTATCTAGCACTGCCTACAACGATTCACAAGTTGTAATTAACGCTATTGAGTACTGGCTAGCAAACCCACTAGTTAATGTAATATCATTTAGAGCAACCGGAGCACCTAATAGATGAAAGTTGTAATCACAGGACATACTTACGGAATAGGCAAGGCTTTATACGACAGTTTCAAATCTGCTGAGTGGGAAGTTGTTGGGCTTAGTCGTAGTAACGGATATGACATAGATGCAGACTTTGATAAGGTAGTGGAAGCCGCAACAGGTGCTGATTTGTTTATCAACAATGCTTACCGTGATCGACAACAAACTCGACTAGTACACGCATTAAAGAACAAAGTTAAAAAGATGGTTGTCATGGGTAGTGTAAGTAGACATTACCCAGAGCTTATACATACAGACTATGTACATGACAAACAAGAGCTGGCAGAAGCCTGTAGGCTTATTAGCATAGATCCTAATGGCATTGATATACTACACTTGGATTTAAGTTTTATAGAACAACCAATATCCAATGACGATCCAACTGCTTTCTCTAGCGACTACGTTATTAAGTTTGACGAGATACTAAATGCTATCGACTTTTGGACAACTAATCCTAAAATTAGACAAATAGAGTTTGTATGGAAGCTAACTCCTTTTGTGTTTAATCAACTTAAAGCCGCATTTCCTACATTAGATGATTCTAGAGTAAAATATGAATAAAATTAAACTAGACACATATTTGTCTGTAGTAGTAAACAACTTGTGTAACATGACATGTAGTCACTGCGGTGGATTAGCATGTTATGATTTTACTGGAAACTTTGCATGGAAGGATAATGCCCACCGCTGGGAAAAATGGGCTGAGTACTTAGATACCGACGACATAGCATTTGCCGGCGGAGAAATGTTCTTGCATCCAGACTTAGGCGAATGGTTCTTAAACATGCGAAGACTCTGGCCTAATGCACATATTGAAATCCCAACAAACGGATCTAAACTAGTTAAACGTAAAGACTTAGCACATCTTATTATGAGTGACGGCAACGCACACTTGAGAGTGTCTTGTCATTACGAAAGCGAAGATGAATACCAAAAATTAAAGATGGATGTATTGGAAGTACTTGAGCCGTGGGCTGGACAGTTACGAGTAGTTGAATACGAATACATACCTAATCAACAAAACAGAAATACATCATATTATCTTGGTGAAAACAGAATTTTAAGATACGAGCACTTTATACATTTTTACAAACCGTATCATGATCGTGTTGAGGATGGTACTGTACATTTTGTCATGGGCGGAGATCAGGATAAGAGTTTTGAAGCGTGTGTATGGCATAGTGAGTATAATATACAGCATGGACTAATGTATCACTGCCCTGCTGTAACAAACTATCCTGAAGCAAAACAACAAGTAAAGTACGTACCAGAAGCACAAGCAATTTTAGAAAAATACAAAGCGTGTGATCCGTTAGATGGCTACGAAGTTGTAAGAAAATTTGTAGAGGAAGATTTGAAAAAATCTATTGAAGTATGTAAGCTCTGTGCATTTGATAAACAAACGGACACAAAATTACCTCACATAAAATTTAAACTTGATCCTGAGTTTAAAAAGAAGTTTAGAAACATTCCTATTAAAGCCATCTAGGATAGCGTTCTAGGTTAGCAAGAAACTTGTCTGGAAATATACGCCAGACGGTTTGATCTGTATTGCGATAATGCATATCACAAGTGCGTTCTACAATTCCTAGTTTTGCAAGAGTAGGGAAATAATGATTGTGTACGAGTCGCTGGCTTGCCACTGTGCTATTATTGCTTGTAGCATATAATTCTCCTTTAGCCCAATTAATACATGCAGGTAGTAAAAACTGATCTGTTAAGTTTTGATGTTCGGCGATTAGCTTTTTAGTTGTAATTAATCCGCCGTTAGGTCGTGCAGTTCCAAATGTACAAGTACGTGCTAGAACACGATAAGCATTAGGACCCATTGGTGTGAAAGAATGCGCGGCGACACTACCGACAGCCTTGTCGTTTTGATATAGTATCCATGCCGCCCATTCTGGCTCATTACGAAAGCAGTCAATCATCACACGCTGGTTAGCATTATTAGCGAACCCGCGTTGTTCTGCCTCCGCATAGAACTCGGTTAAATCTAAATCTTTTGTCCAGGGCACAATCTTATACATAGAGCTTTTTACATTCGTCCATAAAGTCGGCAGGGAAGTTTGTTTTAAAACTTTCAAATGCTAACTGTTGTATTTGTTCATGTGGTGTAAGTGCGTCTACGTCTATACCTAGTGCGGACATTTTAGGAAACAAGTCTGCTTGCCTGTCTTCGCTAATATGACTCATTACACTACGTAGGCTAATTGGGGCACTTGAGTTGTTATAACAAAAAAAGTAATTGATACTTTTAAGTTGTCCATTAACTATAAAATAACTGCTAGGATGTAAACTATATTTGTATATGCCCAGTGCCTTGTGTGCCTTAAATATGTCCAACATCTGTACCCGCCAGTTGGGTAGTATGTCATCATATGTACAGGTGTTGTCCAATGTTTGTTGCCAAAAGTCTACACCCTGTATTTTAAAGAATAATTTGCGATTGCTTAAATCTACGTGTGTTATTTCTGGAACTAGCTCAGGATATTGGTTACGCATTTGTGTTATATAATTAACTTCACGTAGCCATTTTTCCTCCATAAGACTTGGATCAACTATCTGATTCTGACCCTTGTGATATTCTGTATCGTTTGAGTAGTGCTGGCAAAATACAGTTTTATCTTTGTTAATCAAACTTGTATAGATTAAGTTGTTTCGGCATAGCCCTTTGCCCGGAACATTATTGTAATAGTATTCAAAATCAGTGAACAAAATTAATCACCTTAATCTTTTCTGTTTCAACTATATTATAGTTGTGTTTGTGTTCCTCTTTAATCAAATATATTTTTTGATCGTTATATGAAAATATAAAATTTCCATCAGTAAAATTTTGTTCTATCCTAAAACTGTTGTTTGCATTTATAACTAATGCGTATTGTGCAAAAGGTCCCCAATTATCGCAAACATCTGTATAAAGTTTATGTTCTTTATGCTTAATTCCAGTCCTAAATATAAACAAGTAATTTAATCCTGCCGATAACTCAATATTCCAATCGATTCCTTGTTGTGTAACAGGTTTGTTTATATCGATATTATATACGTTTATAGGCGAAATGTTGGATACTTCACAGGCAGTTAGCACTTGATGTATATCTTTGATGGATATTCCATGAAGACCATCTTCAAGTTGCACTTCCGATTTATTTAAAATTTTGTTTATTGTTGCACTAAATTTTTCTGTAATTTCTAGACCGGGATTGCAAATTTCTTTATCATCGTTAATTAATCTTTTCGCATAATTATTGCTGATCGGAACAGCATAAACTTCTAAAAAATAAATGTTTGGTAAAATTTTCGGAAGTGGACCCTTTACAGCCTTGAGCATAGATTCGCCAAAAAGAGTGTGATTAATTGTTTCGGTAAAGATATAATCTATATTTTTGTGTCTATGTATATCTTCTGGTCTAAACTGTTGCCCTATAAGTTCGATTTTATTTTCTAAACCTAAGCTTCGGATGACTTCGAGTCCTAGTTGATAAGTTTCTAAATCTGCTTCGTAAGCAACAATATGATTGGCACCCGATTCGAGAGCAAGGATAGATAGTATGCCGGATCCAAACCCTATTTCTAAACAGTTTTTATTCTTTGTATCTTTTAAAATCTTTTTATAAAAACTATTGCGAACAACGTCATTGATCATTGGCAATCCGTATTTGAGATGTTTATACATTTGTCAATTTCTTTTTTATGTAACTACTTATCAGCTAAGTAATTGCATGATACGTGGTATTGGCGGCAAGCCCTATATAAACTTAGACCCATTTTTAGACATCAATGGGTTCAAAAACTTACACCCAGAAATATGTAAGGGCTTTGCTTTGGCAAGAGATTACGCTAAAGAAGGCACTTGGATGAAACCTGGCTTTGATTGGAAAGATGCCAGTTACATAGTCAATTGGAAACCAATTTACAAAGCTGTAGAAGAATACTTGGCATTACCAGAAAACGATCCTATACGTGTTGTTGGTGACCCTATGTATTTTACAGATCTGAGCAATTTTAAAAATCGTAATTTGTTTACTCGATATTTAAAAATGGCCATGGGTGCTAGTGACCCTTACATTTACTATTTCCTATGGGAGCAGGGTGACTGGAATGATCGTAGTGCAGAACGTAATCCAACAGAGGAAAGTAAATTCTTTCCAGGTGTAGTAGCATGGGTTAACAGTTTAGTAGAGCAAAATATCATTAGTCAAATTGGTCGCGTTATATTCTTCCATTGTGATCATAACGGACTAGGCTTTGAGCACAGAGACTTGGATGCTAACAATGGCGTACTAGAAAAGAATTCATACACCGATCATCACAATGAGTTTATACACATACGTTATAGAACAAAACGTGGATTCTATATATGGGATCCAGATACAGAAAACAAACACTACATAAACAGTAATGCAGGATTTTGGAACGATGAAGACTGGCACGGCGGCGACAGTATTGGCGAACAAGACTATGCGCTACGTGTGGATTGTAAATTCACCGATGAGTTTCGTGCTAAATTAGGTATTGCCCACTTAAAAAGTTATTAACATGCAAATTGGATTTTACGGTGATAGTTTTTGTAAGGATAATTTCCATCCAAAATACGAAACATACATATCATTATTAAAAAAACATTATAATGCTGATATCACACATTTAGGTTACGGTGGTAGTTCTCATTGGGATTTAATAATTAATCAATTTCAAAAAGACGAACATGCTCTTCCAGATGTATGTATATTTGTATGGACTAGTCATGATAGATTTTATAACAAAGTTGTAAGAGGCATTCGATCTTCTGAGTCACTTAATTATTCAAAAACTCGATTTAAAATACTTCCTACGTACTCTTACGGATTACATAGAGACATATGGAAAGCCGCAGAACAGTATTATAAACACTTATACGATGAAAACAAAGTCAGGCTTGAATATAAGTCATCATTACATTATTTTGATAATGTAATTTTAGAAGCACATAAACATACAAAATTTATACACTTATGGAGTTTTGGTGATTGGATAAAAGCATATAATAAAGCAAATGATAGATGGGCACCTAATAATCTTACATATATGCATACTTGGAAAAACGGAGTTGAAATACGTCCTAGCCTTATGTCAATTGCTACTCGAGTAGAGATAGACTATGATGCACCAAATCATATACCTGGCAAAGAAAATAATATTTTTATATTTGAAAAAATTAAGGAAGCTATAGAGGGCTATAAATGAAATACCTAAATAATTATGTATCATGGATTAATCCTTTATGGGAACATAAGATACTAACTTTATCAGGACAAGCTCGACCGCGAGACTGGCCGCCTGCTACTGCTACAGAGTCAGCTGAGTATAGTAGATACGAAATAGCTGGCTATGATTTAAACGCTGTAAATTGGTGGGTATACGAAGAAAAAGATTTAAACTTATCCATTACTCCTATATGGACTACAGGCAAGGTGCATTGGTGGTTTACTAAACTTACGCCAGGCCAGTTTATGCCAATGCATACAGATCCTCACGCACACGACAAGCCGTGTAAGCGATATTGGATGCCATTACAAGACTATGTTGCTGGCCATGTTTTTATCTATAAAGACGAAATGATTACAAATTATAAAGCAGGTGATCTGTATCAGTTTGATAATGAAACAGATATTCACGGTGCGGCCAACATCGGGCATACTCCACGTATTATGTTGTTAGTAACAGAATATGAATAAAACATATTGTCCTTATCCCTTTATATCTGCTAGTTTGCAAGCAGACAATACAGTACTGCCTTGCGGACAATTTATGAAAAGTATACACTTTCAGAAAGTTATTCCTGTACACGAAGTACGTAACAGCGACTTTATGATAGAAATGCGTCGTAAGATGTTAGCAGATGAACATGTTGATGGGTGTCAATGCCCGGCTGAAGAAGCAGTTGGGATTCGCAGTATGCGACAAAATGCTATAAGTAGATATGGTTTTACTACCGAAACTAAATTACGCAAACTTGAATTAGTTTTTGATAATGTGTGTAACATTAAATGTCGTAGTTGCGGCACTCCTAATAGTCATTTATGGCATGATGATGAACAAGCTATATATGGCATTACATTCATTGATAAAAAATACACAAAGAACACAATTTATGCAGACGTCGATTTTACAGATTTAGAGTGCATTGAAGTATTAGGTGGAGAACCAATGCTTAGTCCGGGTACTGCTGAATTCTTTAAAAAAGTATCTGAATTAGATATATTGAAAAATTTAACTGTACAAATTAGCACTAACGGCATGATATTGCCGCCAGATGTAATTACACAAGCACTACTAGATTGTAAATCGTTAGAACTTGCTATTAGTATAGACGGATACGGATCATACAATGATTACATTAGAAGCGGTAGTAACTTTGACCAAATTGTTAACAATTTAGATTTTTACAAACAGTTAATAGAAAAACGTAAAGGTGCAACAAAAATAGCTGTCCACACAACAGTTAGTATATACAATGTTAATCAGTTAGATATATTAGATAATTTTATTAAAGAAAATTATTCTTGTTTTTACTTAACTAAACAAGTGTTACAGTTTCCAATTTTTATGTCTATTAAGAATACAAGTAAAGAGTATAAGGATCTTGTCCGCCCGTTTTTAAAATACCCAAACATCATAGAATATTTAGATTCTGCAGGTGATGATTATTTTGCCCACTTTATAAATTTCTCAAATAAGCTAGATACATTGCGTGATGAAGCAATGAAAGATAGTAACATGTTACTTGCAAAATACATTGATAGTTATCCACATAAGATCGATGATAGCAGTGAGTTTTTAACTAGCTCAATTCTTGCAATTAAGAATTAATGTGCCAACTAGGCACAGTATCAAATATACTAGCTTCAAGATTAAAGTACACCTCTGCGGTCGGGCATACATCTTCAATAGCTCTAAGCAGTTCAGCTTCTTTGAACTTACGATACTCCATACTGTAAAAGAACGTTGTACCCTCATAGTTGAATATATTTGACAAGTGTACAAGTGTATTAGGAATGTTAGGCAGTATGTGTTCTGCTAAATTATCATTAGCTAACAAATCACACAAGACAAATTTATAATGTACATTCATAATAGCAGGTGCGTGTTCTTTCCAGTAATCTAACGATGCTTGATTATAGTCGTACATAACTACAGTAGCCTCGAGATTTAAGTAACTACTAAACCATACACCACTAGCAGGCGTTACTATTTGATCATACAGTTTGATTGGCAAATGTGTAATTTCTGTATTGCCAGTATGTACAAATTCTTTTTGACAATAATTTAATCTGTGATATGCCCAACTAAGTTGTTGATAAAAGTCTGTTGGACTTTCGGGATAAAAGTGTCTTTTGTTATCACGGATACCTGAGTTGAATACTAACACTTCTTCGTCTGCATCAAAGGCTGTACTTAGAATGTTCCACCCGTGACATTTATGATTGTATTCTTTAACATCATCACCTCCGCTTACTACAACAGGTGTATAGTCATCGTGATAATTCTGTGTACTTCGCCAAGGAGCTTTTTGTTGATGGCAAACACCTAATTCTTGTTGTCCGATCACAGGGCACCCAAACTCTTTATATTTTTCTAAATTAATAATATAGCACTGATGATGTAATTCATAGTAAGCATCTTTTCTGTCTAGTATATGTCCTGCAATAAAAAAATCTTGTTTTATTAAGTTAAGTACTGCATCAAAAAATGCAGTGCCGTTAATAAATTCCGTACCTGTACTAAAAACTACAGCCCATTTGTGGCCTTTATCACTTGCGTGTTTTAATAATATATCTTCATCTATCCATTGATAAACAGTCCAGCCTTTATTATAAATGTTTACTAAAGTGCCGTCAGCCTGATTTTTCATAAACTCGCGTATATTGCTCTGATATGTACGTGTATTGTCTACTAAACAAAACGCAATATCAGTTTTCCACCCGGGATTAAATTCTAACACGTTCATGAAAGTTAATTACCTTTTCTTCTGTTTTGATGAATATGTGTTGGTTTGTGTTTGGACACATATCACATTCTGGTTTAGCACTTAGCTTAGTATCAGAAAAATCTTTAATTTCTTCCTGGGTCGCTGTAACTAAGTCTAATGGTTCGTATGCTAGGTATTTTTGCCAATCTGGGTCTTCTATGGCATTGTAAAATTTTAAAAACTTTTCTAATGTGCCAAGAGCCGCACATTTATATAATTTTTTATCAAACATAAACGAACACATTGGGCTACAGCATCCTTCTCGATAACTTCCTTCCGGATCATTAGTTGTAAATGGCTTAGGTATATTGTTATTCAAATAGTAATTACTATGGAATTCTTCTTGATTACGTATCCATAAATGCATTATTCCATTTGTAAAGACATGCTCTTTTCCTGTAAAGTTTGCCTTGCCTGCGACATCTATACCGGATAATGTTTTATTAAATTCTACAGGATCTATACTTTTTAATTCAAGTTCTTTCGCAAAGTCTAATGCAGATTCTATTATTCGTTGTGATAGTTTTTTATCTTTAAAACCGGCAAAGTGATTGCAAACAAATAATGATACATTGTAGTTTAGTAACAAGTCTGTTAGTTCAATTTTATTCTTGTGTAACAATGTTCCATTAGTAGGAATAATGATATATGCGTTAGTATCTGTAGCTCTGATGTATGTTACAATTTCTTTTATTTGTGACAGATACATCAATGGTTCGCCGCCTAGCATTGAGTACATTTCAATTTTAAAATGTTTTTGTGCTAGTCTTATACCTTCGATGATATCTTCAGTAGACTGGTCGTACTCCCCTGAACGTATAACATCACTCCTGGTATCACACTGGAAACAAGCCAAATTGCACTTGCCGCCTATGAATACATCTAATATTTTTAAACTATTCATTTTACTGTGCTAACTTGACAAGTATAAAAATTTTCAGTTCCGCAGTTGGCCGCGTAGTGTACAACTTCAGTATCAAAGTACCAAGTATCACCGGCTTGCCATCCTGTCAGTGCCCAATCATCAAATTGTACTATATGTCCAGGTTTCCAATCTTCAAGCATAATCAAATAACGTACACAATCTTCAGTGCGTACATTCTTTTTAGTTTTAAGCATATAAAAATAGTCTCGATGTACAGGAACGACTTCTCTAGGCTCTAAAGTTAACCAACATACACTACCTTCTTCAACATATAATTTTTCGTAAAATAACGGCCAGCAAGGCGGTAGCTGTTCATTAAATGATTGTTTAAGCATTATAGGAGGTTGAGCATAGTTCGGATGCGGAACAGCGTGTGGTGCTATGGGGGTTGTATGTTCAGCGATGTATGATTTTAAATCGTCTTGCCAAAATGGAAATAATTTATTAGCTTTGCCTTTCATTGAAAGTAGTCCTCTAATGTACCTGTACGGCGTAAGTCTAGCGTAGCACAATGTAGTCCGCCACTTAATGTCATTGCATGTCTGAACTGCACAGGAACACAATCAATACCGTGTTTTTCTAATACTCGCATCAAAGGTTCTTGCTTGCTGTCACATATAATGGTATTAGGATCAACACTAAGAATATTCATACCAATGTATGGACTGCACGGAGCAACACCGCCTGGTACTTTACTTCCTTGTGCTACGCAATCTTCAAAATAAATCTTATCCCACTTTTCAAACAACTTAGGGCAGTTACCTGGATTAACACGAGTACTGTTTAATAATACAAGTCCAGGACGTAACGGAACAATAGTACTGTCCATATGTGCAAAACTATAGATATGTTCTGCCGCGTGTACACGATAACCCCTGCGTTCTAATACGTTGCGCAACCATTGTAAACCTAAGTGATTACCTGTGTTGCTAATTTGAAATAATATGTCCTTGCCCAGACGTATGCAGTTAGGAGCATCAAATACTGGCTCTAAGTTTGTAAGGCTTGGAACTCCTTTAATGTCTGCAAATTGATAGCTACTGTTAGGCAGTATGGGTTTAGGTGCCGCAATCCATTCAACACCGTCTTCGATTGCTTCTAACATTATCTTGTGATATGCACGAGTTTCAAAATATCTAGCACGACACGGGCTAGGTGTTTCAATCATTAAATCTCCAAATGGCAATAACAAATCACGTGGGCACCAAGTATACCATCCTGTAGTAGTCCATTCGGGTGTACTAAATTCCATAGCAGTATCTTGCACTTCTGGTCTGTGTACAATGACTCCCATACCTTTCAATGTGTCAGCAAGTCCATCTGCATCTTCGTTTGCTTCATCTATCATTGCTTGCGGATATGGACCTTCTAATAGTTTAATTTGCTCTATTGGATAGTTAGTATAGCTCATACTCATAGTACTTGCATCTACAGTGGGCACCCTTGCATTGTCGGCCCGACCTACAATAATTTCTTCTAACGGATCCCAATGATTGTGTGTTGATATTTTCATAATTAAAACTCTTTTTTAGTAATTCTTAAAACAAACAGTATCCAATCTTCTTTAGAATTGTTTGTTGCTGAATGATGTAAATCTCCGTCAAACATGACTATTTGATTATTATTAAAATAAAATTGTTCATCATCTACAGTTAAAAACGCATTAGTAGGAACACATACATTGATTAATACATTGTACATGCCTTTATCAATATGGTCTTCAACATACGAATTCGGGCCAATAAAGAATACTCCTGCATAATGTAATCCCGGCAGTCCTTCTACTGTATTTTTAAAATCTTTAAATTCAGGAATAGTGTCTGTATTAACTTGAATATTAAAGTGACCAGAATCTTGCGTATATTCAATATCTTCGCTAAGAACACCAGTATTTGTTTCGTGATATACTTTATTATCTTTACTGCTTTTAGAATACCACCATACCTCTTTACCATTCGTATCCTTAGCCATACTTCTAAGACGTGCTCTAATACTTCGCCAGTCTAAATTATTAAGAGATTCTACAGCAAGAGTTTTTACAGTATCAATTTGATCAGTATATGGATAACTACGATAGTCTAGCATAGTTGGATTTTTTAACTTGACATGCTCTAGCATATATTTTTTATTAGGAATATCAAGCTGTTCTATCATGCTGATAAATTCTGTTTTATTGAACATATTTACTATATCTAATTTTTTAGGATATGTTAAAACATTAGTGGTCCATTCTAAATTAATTGACTTAATGAATTCTGCTAATTTAGGCAATCCTTGCCAATTATTCAAATGTATAACTGTATGTATTACTAGTTCAAAATTTAAATTCTTTATTTGCTCTATAAATTTTATAATGTCGATCCATTTGCTTCCGCTACGGACTTTGTCGTTTAATTCTCCATAGCCATCTATGCTAAGGATAAACTTAACATGTTTGCATTCGTTTAACAATTCAATTGTTTCTTTGTCTAATAAAAATGTTCCATTAGTGTTGTATGTTACATCTAATAATGTACGATTTGCTATTTTTAAAATTCTTAAATGTCTAGTGGTCATTAAAGGCTCACCACCTAAAAATAGTACACGATTAACGGTAGCAGGCAATGTTGTAAGATCTTCACTGCTCCTTACAATTTGAGTTATGTTAGACTTCTTTGCCCATGCACTGCTAAACTCGTGCCAGCATCCGTCACAAGTTAAATTACAAATATTATCTAAGCCTACTTCTAAAAAGTTTAAGTTTATTGTTTCAGTTGTATATTCTTCATTAAATTGCTGACGCAAACTTTTCTTGCCTAAACTTTCTTCGTAGTAACATTTTTGACAATTGGGATTGTAAACACCGTTACTGCTTTCTTCTCGAAGTTTTTTATATTCGGTGGTATTGAGTATGCTTACAACATTGCCTGTAAACTTAGTCACGGGTGTTTTATAACGACAGCAAGCAAACACGTTGTTGTCGTTTCTTATGTTAGTATGATGCCAAAAAGCTGAACACTTAGTTTCCATAAGCTCTCACTAAATGCCCAAACCCTTTTTGATTAAACCATTTATCAATTTCAATTTGTTCAATATTAAAAGTATCTCGTATGTAGTTTACAATTATACTATTTTCGTTAGCCAATGTAAAGAACAAACGGTAGTTATGTTCGATATCTTGTTCGATCGCTTCTTTGTGTTTGTGGCAATTTTCTAAAAAGTATGCGGTATTAGTTACAATAGCATCGAGCCTATCTTCTTCTTTAGTCAAATAAGCATAATCTTTAATTAGCATGTATTCTTCAAAAGTTTTAAATCCTAGTTCTTTAATATAGTCAAACATTTCTGGATTAGATGCATGTAAGAACGGATGCCGCTGTACAAATGCTCTGTATGTTTTCTCTGTTAAATATTTGGAACTAATATCGCTAATATCAATTCCTTCGGATATGATACTAAGACTTGTATTTCTAAACACTTTGGGATCGATCCATGCTGTATCATTAGTCCATATATTAGCAGATGGCTTTGTTCCGTAGTGTTTAGAAGTTTCATATACAGTATCTATGCTACGACATAGCGTTAATAGTTCTGCATAGTCAAAAGTGTAATTGCGGCACCATTCTTCTTGTTGCGCAGTCCACGGTTTAAAGAAAGTCCATTCTGCATTATCAAGCAAGCCTGCTAATCTAAACTTGTTAAGCAAACCAATACGATTGGGTCTGCTAGGTACTCCGCCTAAGAATAAAAACTTAGATGAACAATTCCATTTATGTGTAATTCTGTCTTTATAACTATTATATGTTGTGTAAAGGTTAAAATTAAAAGGTATTGTCTTAGGATAGGTAGTATTATCTACCGCTAGGCCTGGAATGAGTATTAAATCAATTTCCTCGCCAATGCGCTCAATTAATTCACCCGGATTATTATGTATAAATCCGTCGGCTAGCATCAGGCCCAGAACAGATGTTGCATCTCCTATTTCACTTTTTAGGAGATTATATTTTTCATCTTCTGGAATCCAAAACGTTTCTAAATTAACAATTTTATACATTAAGATGCTTATGCAGGCCTAGTCTGTTTGTAGTGCCGCCACGGTTATATTCCGGGTATTGGTTTAATTTATCTATACCAAACAACACTGTGTTACTTGGTACAATGCCTAAATTATTACATAATTCTATTTGTTTTTCTAAGTACTTGTTTACCATGTAGTCTGGAGAATATTGTTCTATCATTTTTAATCCTAATGCGGCACCTATACGATTTGTATATTCTATTTTGTGTAGCATTAGTAATGCGTCATCGTCATCCAATTTAGTTAACCTCATACCTACACGAGCATAAGCTAAAGGAAATGTTTTTGATAAACTAAACGTAATATCTGTAATACAGTCGTGTGCAAAGTTAAAATCTATATTAGAACACACTCCAAAGTAAACACAATCTACAAGTACAGGAATTCCTAATGCCGTGCATGTTTCTAATATTAGTTGCATTTGTATATGTTCATTACCTGTATCGGAGAACGGTAAGCTAATAACTACAGCATCGTTTTTTTCTAGGGCATCGTCTTCTATAAACTTCCAATCCCAATTGCGCCATGCTATCTGATGGTATACATACTCGCCTTTAAAACAACGAAATCTACGCTTATTGTGTTTCATGTAAAACTTGTCAAAAGCTTCGGTTGTGCCGTTAGCGTATACCGCAAACGGAAAATTCTCCAATCCTATTATTTGATTAAGTTTAGTAGATTTGATCCATTCTAAATACCTGTTGCAAAACGTATCGGAGTCAACTTGTGATAAAACCGGCAAGGTGCTCAGCGTTTGGGTATCCATTATTGCAAAGGATCCTCCAAACAGTAAAGAACGTTTATCATTAGGTGCGGTCATATTATTACTTATTACATAAATCAACAGCTAAGTAGTATTATGATAATGCCTTTAGAGTTCTATAACCAAAATAAAAATTGTACTTGGGAATTAGAAACAATTCCAGCTAACTTGCTAACTAACATAGAAAAAGCACGTTGGATTTTAAACGAAGCCAAATTTGGTTGGATTGAATTAGATTTAAAAATCGATACTGCTGGGTGGCAATTAGAAGCCCAGCAAGTCCAGCCTTATTTTGTAGCACACCGTGAAGAACAAAATGACGGCTGGAATAGCTGTTGTATCCATGGTATCGATGTAGATAAAACTGGAGCTTGGACTAATTATGGCTATACTGATGAAAAGCAAGTCCCTTATAATTGGACAGACTTGTCACATAAAACTCCTATGATTAAACGTTTTTGGCAAGATATATTTCCATCAGATCATTATAGAAGAATTAGATTTATGGAGTTAGAATCCAAGTCTGCTATTACTCCGCACAGTGATATGCCTGGCAAACTTCCTGGTGAAGCAGGTATGGATATGTTAGACTTTGGGGTTCCTGTAAATATAGCAGTTGTCCATCCAGAAGATTGCTACATGGTATTAGAAGGATACGGAATTGTTCCTTTTAAACAAGGCAAGGCGTTTATTGTAAACATACGTAATTATCACAGCGTAATAAATTTTAGTAATCAACATAGAATACATGTTATTGGACACAGTTATGGGTATGGTAGTAAACGATCAGAGTTTGCCAATTTAATTGTAAGAAGTTATGAGAAGATGAAAAATGTTTAACACTATTACTAGAGACTTTATCAGTAACAATTTTGTCTTTACTGATATACGCACGGGCAACAGTTATGATAAGAATGGTATTATAGAACGTATTGATTATTGGAAATATGTTTTAAAATATAAGTTTTATGCAAAACAACAAGAGTCTATTCTTATTGGCATACAAGACCTTGGCATTGATTATTTTGCCATCATCATTGCTTCAGCAGAATTAAGCCTTAAAATTGTAGTAGTAGATTACAACAGAACAGACAAATTTAAAGATTTAGAATACAACGATCCTAAAACCATACTGTTAGCACCTATTGATATATTTTTACATGATATGTCTTCTAGTATGCTAGCTTCTAAATTGGGTGCAATGGCCAAATTCAATTTCTTTATAAAACATTCTAATAGAACATACTGTACATTAGATATTAATAATTTTGCAATAGACAAAGATAATTTACCAACAGATCGTCCAACTACCTCTGATATATTGTTTAAGGTAACTAGCAGTGGGACAACTGATGTTCCTAAAGTAATTGAACATACACACGAGTTTATACATGCAATATCCACTAGTAACTCAAAGTTTTATAAAGGCACAGCAGTTCATGTTAATAATCTTAACCACGGTGCAAGTGCGTCAGTTACCCTGTTACCTCTATTAACATCTGATACTGTAGATAGACATTTATTTTTTAGTTGTGACGAATCCGGAGCGATTGTTGATTTGGTTCGCGCACTAACACCTTACAAAGATGATATTGGATATATGTCATTTCCGTATCCATTTCTTATTGATAAATTTATTGAATTTAGTAAAGAAAAAAATATTACATGGCCTAATCTAGATTTAATCACATTATCTTACATTTTAGAAAATGCTAAACATGCAGTAAGAGATGGCGTGTTTAATAGTATTACAAGTATTTTTGGATCTAATGAAACGTTAGGGCCTTTGTTTGTCAACACAGCAACAAAGGATAAATGGGATATAGATTCTAGATACTATTCAATAACTAATGATTTTTATACTATTAAATTATCTACCGAAGGCAAAATTACAGTGACAATTCCTGTGTATAATAAAGATGTTGAAACTAATGACTACTTTGATAAAGATGGTGAATACTTTGTACACAAAGGTCGCTCTGATATGTTTAGAATTAATGGTGAAACAATTAACATGGGAACTATCAACGATTTAAACAAAAAAGACCCAAGAGTGTATATAGTAGTTGATACACTAAATCATTGTTTATATCTTGCATGTTGGGAAGAGTTAAGTATGGAAGAAATACGCACTATTAAAGAACAAATAGAAAGCAATTTTGAAAGAATTAAAATTACTAAGATACTACACTTGGACAAATTGAGTTTTTATTATGCTATTAAGATAGACAACGAGCTCCTCCGTGAACACTTTAGGACATACAATGTTTCGTAAACATTTAGACACTAGTAAAGTTACATATTTAGAACATCTTACATGGGCTGTTGTTGCCGGCTTTCGCTTGATCTATGCTGGAATAACAAGTATAATACATGGAGTAGTTCCTACATTATTTGATGGTTCTGCTCCCAAACAAGTTATTGACATATATCATAATCATTTAGAAGACCATCCTAATCCAAAATATAAAGATATGATTGATAAAGCTAAGGAAAATAAATGAAATTAGGAATAGCAGGCTATGGTATTGTGGGCAAAGCTACACACAAAGGGTTGCTTAATAACTTATCAGTAATTATTCACGATACCACCAGAGGAACAACTATTGAAGATTTATATGTATGTAGCTATGTTTTCTTTTGTATTCCGACAGACACAGATGCCAGCATACAATTATTAATGGAAGAAATTAGACTTCTTAAAGTAGTTAACCCAAATTGTAAAATAGTCATTCGCAGTACAGTACCAGTCGGAACTTGTCGAATGATTGAAAAGTTTATCTGTGATAAAATTTATTACTTACCTGAGTTTTTGCGAGAGCGAGTTTGGGAAACAGATTGTTTAAATCGTCCAATTATAGTTGGAAGTGATCATCAAACAATTCCTCCTTGGTTATCTATTCAAGACTGTATATTTTGTACATTAGAGGAAGCAGAAGTTATTAAAATGTTAAGCAATAACATGGCCGCGGCCCGTGTTGTATTTGCCAACCATATGTATGAATTAAGTAAAGCAGTTGGCGCAGATTACAGCAACGTTTTAAATGCATATCTGGTGGTTAACCATGATCAAAATTATTTAGAAGTAACAGAAGACATGCGGGCTTTTGGCGGTAAGTGTTTGCCCAAAGACTTAGATTTCCTTATCAACACGTTTGCAAAACTAAACATTCCACAAACATATTTTACAGCAATGAAAGAAGACAATCAGTTATGGCCAGTAACCGTAAGAAAATCCTAATCACAGGTGCCAGTGGCTTAATTGGCCGAGAAATGTGCAACCAATTAAGCTCGTTGCATGATGTGACAGCCGTTGATAATAACCAAAGATTTGTAGGCTATCAGCCACCCGGTTGTAACTTTATCAAATCTAACCTAGTTGAATATTTACAACACGCTAATAATAACTTTGATATTGTATATCATCTAGCCGCTACTAATGGAACAAAATATTTTTATAGTCAACCTAATGATGTATTACGCAATAATGTAACGTTAGATTTAGAAATGTTTAGATTTGTAGAATCTAATCCTGCATGTAAACTTGTGTACGCTAGTAGCAGTGAAGTAATGGCGGGCGCAACTGTATTTCCTACTCCCGAACTAACCGATATTGCTATTAGCAATATACATAATCCACGTTGGAGTTACATGTTACCCAAGGTACTTGCAGAAAATTATCTATTCAATAGCAATATTGATTTTTTAATCATTCGATTCTTTAATGTGTATAGTGAGCATACAGGATCAGGACATTTTTTAAAAGACATCGTTGATAAAATACAAAACAAAAATTTTGAATTAATTGGCTCTGATGAAACTCGTTCTTTTTGTTATGTAAGTGATGCGGTAGACGCTGTTATCAAAATTTCAGATTCTAGTAGATGTGTAGTAAATGTAGGTAGTGATGAAGAACTACGAATTATTGATGCGGCTAATATCATTGCTAATGCACTAGGCGAGAGTAATGTAATATGGACAACTAAGCCTGGGCTAACTGGTAGTGCTAAAAATCGTAGACCGGATATCACAGAACTGAAAAGGTTGTTGCCAACCTTTTCACCCAAATCATTTAAAGAAGTATTAACTAAACTTTATTGAAGTCTGTACCATGTGGTATTAGCAGAACGATAGATATATTCAAATGTTGTGGGCGCTGTAACCGCACCCGCAAATGTGCCTGACAAGGTCGGGCCTGCTGTCATAGCTAGTGTCACGTTGGTTGTGTGTACTGAAATAATACATAATTGTCCGTCTACTGGACCTGTTGGCATTGTCAAAGTAGCTGTTAAACTTCCTGATGTTACTAACAAAATATTCTTGTGCTTAGTTGTACTTAATACGTATGTAGTACTTGTGGCCACAGTAATAAAATTAGCTGGAGAAATTCTAAGTCCGGAATAGACCAAATTACCAGTAATAGTAATTCCACCGGCGTCTATTGTTTGAACAACTGTTGGGGTACCCGATGCGTCTGCCGCAAACAAATTAAGTCTGCCAGGCAATACTCCTGCACTAACTGTACCTGCAACTGATGCATTTATACCTGCGGCACTTTTAACTGTACCATCAGAAGTTCTTCCTGTAAAACCAATAGTAAAGATATAATCATTATTTGCTAAAGTTGTTGGGCTTGCAACTGTACCTTTAGAACGAGAAAGGAACATCGCAGTAGCATCAGCATCGTTGTGATACGTGTTAATAACAAACGGATCTTGTCCACTACCAGTTCCGCCTGCTTGGGTAAAAATTGAAATTCCGTTTGATGTTAGATCCGTATTTAATGTAATACGTCCTGAGGTAATAGAACCAGAAACAGTCAGCAAACCCCCAGCAGACGGCAAATTAGTAGTTGCCCATGTTAGACCAGTTCCTGCTGGCCCTACAGCATTAGTCCCCGTGTAAAAAGGAAGTTGACTAGTTATACCAGCGGCTACCGGAACGATAGCACTTAATAAACCTGCGCCGTCAATTTGTAAGCCTCCAGCATTAATCTTAACTCCGCCCAAAGTAGTTGGTGCCGCATTTGGTAAGCTATAGCCGCCTGCTGATACGATTGCTGTGATTGTATTTGATCCACTATTATAGCTGAATGAAATTCCACTGTTTCCAGCATTTCCGCCTACTAAAGACGCACCCGCATCGATCTTTGCTTGTGTTGCAGTATAATATTTGTTTGTCGATCCCTGTGTAACTTGGTCTGTTGTTAATACAACAGTTCCAACAGATCCGTTAACGCTCTTAACTGGAGCTATCTGTGTTCCGCCAGAAGTCACATTATCTCCCGCCCACAAGTCTTTCGTATCAGTTGTGTAAATTAATTCACCTGATTTGAAAACTGTTGTTTGTCGTTGAGCGTCAGTTCCTCGTCTAATTTGTAGCGCCATTGATATCTCCGTATATACTAGTAGGGGCACGGCCCCAAGTTCTTATATACTATTTATTCTCTACGCACAGAAGCTACAGCCAAAAAAATAGGGCCCGAAGGCCCTATTAAAGTACTACTATATTACATGGTAGGACCGTTTCCACTCTTGAATCCTATTGATCCGCCTTCTGCTTCAATACGTGCAATAACATCTTCAAACAAGATAGGCGCAAAGTCAGGAGTTTGTTCCACGCAAACACAATGGTAGCGTGTATCAATTTCATCACTGTATAAGATTTCTCCAGTTCTAGCATCAACTCCACGAGCTTTTTTCACACGATTTGCGTGAGTATGTCCGTGAATGTTGGTACCAAAACGACCCATTGAATCCGAATGTAACGGAATATGACTAAGAATCATACCATTCATAACGTGATAAGCTCTAAGCTCTCTAAAGTACAAGCGATACTCGTCGTCTCTGAAGATATCGTGGTTACCACGGATTAAAACTTTGTCACCGTTTAAGCGGCTCATGATTTTTAACGCTTTACGATTGATAACAACGTCACCCAAATGGTACACCTTGTCAGTGGGCTTTACCCGTTCGTTCCACGCCTTAACCATTGCTTCGTCCATTTCCTCAGCTGAGTCCCATGGGCGAAGTTTTGTAACACCATCGTTACGTGTGAAGCGACAGACGCCGGTGTGTCCAAAATGCGTGTCGCTGACTAAAAATACACTAGGCATCATGCCCTCCTTTCTTGTTTATGTATGTATTATACAACCAAAAGGAGAGTTTGTCAACTGTTCGTTTTGGCTATACTACTCTGCAATATCGTGTTTGAAAAGAAAATTGATCCTTTTCGTATAGTGTATCACTAGCGTGATCACCGTAACGAACTGTATTACCTTCAATTTCACGAATAGTTACAACTCGATCTGTGCCATCTGCTTGTGCCCATTCCTGCCCTACAGCAAGTTCATTTACTGGATAGATATATCCGCACATTAGGTTACGACCGTTTACGTTTTCAACTCTCATTATACTCTCCAAATTTCCTTGAAGCCTTCCGCATCGGTAGGGTATTCAAAGTTATCAATCATACCTTGTACAACTTCCCAAGGAATTGGTTGGTTCACACGCAATGCCAAACGTTCCTTTAATACTGATATCTCAGGTGTTGGAAACACCACAGCAATATGATAGTAGTCTGGAAGCATATTGAACTTGCGAGCACGACTTTTAACAGTGGTACTGGTTTGATCCCAAAGTACATCACGCCCGGCTGTTCTAGCGGCCACAACTTCTTGCGCCATTAGTTCAACTGCTGTGGGCATGTATTCTTCGAACACTTCTCTATATGTCTTGCCTTGCTGTTTGGCATACTCATGCACATGATGATCAGTGCTTACATACTCCATGCCTTCGGTCCATACTTGACTTCTAAGCCAAGTGCTTTTGCCTGCGGCAGGTACTCCAATTAATTGATAACACTTTGGCATTAATGTACCGCTTCCTTAACATCCACATCACATTCAACTATCCAATTGTCAAACTGGGTAAACTTATTTACTTCAACACCAAGTCCAACTGCTTCGTTGACAAAATGCTTTAGTAGCGCATTGTACAACTCATCAGGCATGGTGTCTTTGTCAAATTTGATCTTCATTATATATCTCCGTCCTGGCGCATGAACTCATCTCCTGCAAGAGGTACTGGCTTTTCATCTGGATCATATGTCCAACCCAAATGCTTCATCATGCGATGCTTGACCAACAGGTTAGGCGCACGGAAACGCTCTGTATCATTGAAGCCCATCATGACTCCAACCTCACAAACCGCACCCGATCTGCAGATGCCAGCAAAACAATGAACAACCACATTCATGCGATTTTCCAATGCGTGTTGCAGTAGTCGAACCAGCTCAGCGGCCTGCTCATGACTGCAACGCATGGCTTCATCCAATGCAAAGTCTTTTTCTTCGATGTCCAAGAACTCAAAGTTGTGACGCTCTTTGAATTGGTGCTTGGCTTCAGGACGCCAGCTTGCAGGATCAACAATGCTGATCAACATACTGTTTGGTCCAGCATCGTGGTGAAATCCTGTTGGGATATCAGCGGCGGCTACATTTTCAATCCATGGCATTTTGTTCTTCCTTTACGGGTTGGTTAGGAATGTTTGCGTCACCGTTCTCAACATTGGCAAACACAAAGCCTAATCCTAACAATGTTTTCATTTCAAATTCTGTACAGTTGCCGCGAAAGATAAAAATTCTACGAGTTAAATCATCCTTGGCATAGTAAATTCTATAACTTACTCGAGGCACGTTTAACTTGTCGGCTAACATTGGCATAGTAACTTCGTCACTCCAATCTTCGGAGACAGAGAGCCTAGTTTGCTCATAGTAAAAATCTTTCATCATACTCGTTCTTTCTTAACACGGCCGATGCGGCTGGCTTTGTTCCAATCGTATGCAACACCGTCTGGGCACTTGCCTTCTGCAACAGTGTCAACACCAAATCGACCTACTACTTCAAAATCTGAACCTTTGATTGTTACAAAGATTCCAACTGCTTTGGCAAATGCCATTGCTTCGTTCAATGTGATGAACCGTTCTAGTTCTTTATCATTACAAATTACTTTATACATTCTTTTCCAATTCTTTTATATGTTTACAATCTCCACGGAATGTAAAACCTGGACATGTGCAAGTTTTTTCTTCCGGGTTCACAAAATACTTATTACCCTTGCTACCAAGAATAATAATCAAATCACTTTTAACTTCTGCATCAAAAGGATTACTTTTTAATTCTTCAAATTTACGTCCACGCTTGTCGATGCGTATTGGTTTTTTGAAATAAAACGGTTCGCCTTTACCAAACTTAATATAGGCAATCATTTTATCGCCATCCAAAAGATAAGTGTGGTTCGCTTGTAGGCTACCTTCCCAAACTGTAGTTTCTTTTACTGCTTGCATTATTTCACCATCAATCCAACAAGTTCAAAATATTCGGAGTGCGGCACGTAGAAATCCGTTCTTGGATCCCAATACTTGCCTTCTTGAGGATCATAGTACAGTATACGGCCGTTGAAATAAAATGGGCCTTCCAAACCTTTACGGATTTGGTAACCTTGCATGATATCTTCCGTTTTACCCAATACACGATAACCCATTTCTGCTCCTTTTTTGCTAGTATGTGTATATTATACAGTCAAAAAGAAGTCCTGTCAACTGTGCGTCAACAGGACTGGTGTTGTTATAAAACAACGAATTAGTGGGGAGAGATTGTTGTGTCGGGAACTCTCCCCAAAACCCCGGATACACAGCCCATCCCACATTTCGTGTATCGCGGATGCTGGGTTCTCAGCCTAGGCTAAGGTGGGCCAGCAGTTACTTACAGAGCGTAACGATCACTCATTACAGTCTTAAGCATGATGCCTTCTGGAGTGAACTGATCCAAGTCAGCGGCTAGCAAGCTAGTCATTATACTTGGGCTAAATCCACTTACCAATGCGACACCACTCTTGTCAGCCTTAACAGGCACGTTGTCTGAACTGTTTAGGTTCCAGAAAACAATCTGTGGCATGCTGTAGCCAGCGGCTTCGAACTTGCGTTCGATCATTTCCATGGCGCTGTCGTCGTGCTTGGCGCATTGGTTGAACTGCATGTCACTCAAGATCAGCAACATGGCTGGCATGTCGCTGGCTGGTACTGAACCCTTAACCGCAACGTCTAGGATCTTGTCCATAGCCGCATTTAGGTTAGTGCTCATGTCCCAATCACTCTTGCTCATTTGAGCAACCTTGTCAACAATATTACCCTTTAGAGTAACAAGTTGTGGCTTGCTAGAGAAAGTCAAGAATGTGTCCTTGAACACACCCTTGTTCTTGTCTGCTAGGTACAAGCCCAAGCTGATTGAAACATCCATGCAAGTCACATTAGTGTTCTTTCCTGCTGGGCAACTCATAGAACCACTAACGTCTACGATTGGCATGATGCTGGCATCTCCAACGTAGTTTGGCAAAGCGTCCCACTGTGCCACAATGTGGTCAGTAGCTGTCTTGTCCAAACTTGAACGGTAAGAACCGATAACACCCTTCAGCACATCATGTGGAAAGATTGCAGAGGCGTTAACCTTAACAGTCTTGTCACCACTTACCAACTTGGCCACATACTCAGCAAATGCTGGTGTGTGACGGCTGAATGCCTTCTTGTAGTTGCGCGAAGCAACACTTGGCACGTGGCTGAAGTTGATGTTGTCCCAATCTCCTGCACACATTTGGGTTTCAACAACTGTGGTCATTGTTACCAATGACTTGCGGTACTGCTTTGGAGACATTCCGAAGAATGCTCGTACTTCAGCCGCAATCTTGCCCTTACGAGGAGTCCACTTTGCGGCCAGTCCGTTCTTAGCACGTAGGGCATCGCCCAACATGGTATAAGCGGCTGACTTCAGAACTGGGTCTTGGAACACAAAGATGTCATCCCAACGACCAACTTCTGGGATCTTCTTTAGAAGAGCCAAAGCGGCGTCTGGGTCACGCTTTTCTAGATGTACTAGAATGTCGCGGAACAGTTGACGTTCACCTGCACCACCGCGCACATCACGTGCCCATTGTGCGATGCGTAGTGCTACGTCTGAGTTTTCCACGTAAGCCGCGGTGAACTCACGAGTGATGTCCTTACCACGGCTTGCGCCGATGTTGTAAAACAAGTCAACACAAGCTGATGCTGTGGACTTACGTGCCTTCATACCGTTTGCGGTACGGGCTTCTTGATTTGCTACTGCGTTTACAAATGCGTTCATTTTGATTACCTTTACAGAATGTATTTTTTTCAGATTATGGTTGAAATTAAAGTTGCTGTTAACATTCTAAAACTTTAACAGGATGATCGTGCCAATTTGTTTATTTTCTGGTCTGGCCAATTATAGCACCCAGACCCTATCAACATTCATGTTGACTATCCCAACTTGTGTCTGCGTGGGAGACATATCCGGTACTTTGCCGGTCTATCTATTCCTTGGGCGTCTATTGCTAGAACAGTATTGCTACTGTGTTTCCCAACCACCTTCTATAGCAGTAATTTAGGTTTTAAATTGCTGTAGTCATCCTATGACTAACAGGATCGTTTTTGACTGCTTTTATTTTACACAGGCCATCACTCTGTGCTCGTTAGTCTTGTTTCAATAGTTGGCTTCAACGCTCGGTGGTTTTACGCACTCTGCTCCACCAACTACCACAGTGTCTAACAATCCATAGTATATGAATGTTGCTGAACCGATCCTAAAACTTTTTAGCTTGCATTATTGCTTGCTATGTATCTATTATAATGTCTTTGTTGTGTGTTGTCACGACATTTTGGTTAAACAGGATACATTTTTCTTCATTTGCAGTGAAATTG